CTGGGAATGCACTTATGGATGTATTTCGCTCTGGTGGAAACTTTCACAGTACAATCGCACATAAAGTATTTAAACTAAAATGTTCCGTAGAAGAAGTGGCAGAATTATACAGCACACAGCGACAAGCTGCAAAAGCAGTTACTTTCGGAATTATGTACGGAGCAGGCCCAGCAAAGATCAGCGAACAAGTTACAAAAGACTCAGGAACCTACTTTAGCCGACAGGAAGCACAGGAAGTAATAAATGAATACTTTAGTGCCTTTCACAAACTAAAATCATGGATAGAACAGAATCAAAAATTTATTCAACAAAATGGATTTATTTACAGCTTCTTCGGAAGAAAAAGGAGATTACCAAATGTCGCATCGACAGACAAAGGCATCCAGAGCCATAGCATTAGGTCTGGTCTTAACTTTCTGGTGCAGTCTGCTGCTTCTGATATTAACTTACTCGGGGCAATAGATATGAGTGAGTATATTAAAGCAAATAATTTAGAAAGCCGTATATTTGCTCTAGTGCACGACTCAATACTTGCAGAAGTACCAGAAAAAGAAGTAGAATATTACAAAGAAAAATTAACACACTTTGTACAACTAGATCGGGGTTTATCAATCCCAGGAACGCCAGTAGGTTGTGACTTTGAAATAGTACATGAAGACTACTCAGGTGGTAAGTTTGAGAAGATGTATGGTAATTACCTATAAACAGTTCAAAAAATTAGATTTTCCAATATTTTTACTTGATTCATCCAACTGGGAGATAGCAGACGGATTATTATTACTTGATGGCAAATTATTAGATGATAAAAATATGCCAGGAGATTCATTAGGTCTAAGACGTATGTTAACTCCTCATAAAGAGCAGTATCATCTTAGAAATATGATAACAACTGCAAACGGTTTAATGAAACAAAAAACAAAATATTTTATTGATAATGGTGGAAATCCTTTTATCTACGAAAAAACTGAGTTTGCACAATTAAAATATTTAAAAATAAAAAAAGTAGAACCTAAAACAAAAGCTTGCTTACTCTGGGTACATGGTTGTAGTTTTCCATTTACAATTCCACGACCTCCAGAAACAGGATTTATGTGGGCAGGTATATTACATATTAAAAATAACCCTTGGCTTTTGTATGAGTATGCAGAAGAAAAATTAAAAGATACAAGAAGGAAAATATGAACTGTTTAACATTACTTCTTTCATTCACTATGCATCTTGGTGGTAATGGTGATTACAACAATATACACCCACATTTACAATGTGAGAAAGACTCATTAATCGTAGGAACTTATTACAATAGTGAGAAAGACATTAGCTATTACTTTGGCAAGAATTATGATTTCAATGATTGGGAACTAGACATAGGTCTAGTAAGTGGTTATCGCGACAGAGGAGTACAACCAATGCTTAGATTAAAATCAAACGGCTGGTATATTTCTCCCATGTATGGGAAATACTACTTTAATTCAAATAGAGCCGAAGTCAGATGCGATAATTGCAGAGGAAAATCACGAGGAAATTACGGTTTCGTTATTGGGTATGAAATACAAATAAGATGAAAGCAGTAATGAGTCATAGAATTTATATGGATTGTCCTGCCGAATTGCAAGAGCAAATCGACAGAGAACTCACATATACTATTCCTGCACACAATCCTCTAGATCCACCGCAGGTGATCAAAAATATGGGAATTATTCGCAATGGGCTAGTGTCATTACCGATTGGAAGAACGGATCTAATACCAGAGCATTACGAAATAGTAGATAAACGAGTAAACATACCAGTAGAATTTCCAAAATTTAAGTTCGATTTACGAGACAGTCAGAAAGCAGTATATGATGAAATCATAGACAATGCAATAATAAACGCATGGGTCAGTTGGGGAAAGACTTTTACAGGTTTAGCAATCGCAGGAAAGCTAGGACAAAAAACGCTTGTAGTTACACATACAGTTCCTCTACGAAATCAGTGGGCAAAAGAAGTAGAAAAAGTATTTGGAATTACGCCAGGCATCATAGGTAGTGGTAAATTTGAACTTGATGCTCCTATCGTGATTGGCAATACTCAAACTTTGTACCGAAACATAGAAAAGATTCGTAAACAGTTTGGGACTATCATACTTGATGAAATGCATCACGTTAGTAGTCCAACATTTTCCAAAGTAATAGATACAAATTACTGTAGATATAAGATAGGACTATCAGGTACTATAGAAAGAAAAGACGGAAAGCATGTAGTGTTTAGAGATTACTTTGGAAATACAATCTTTAAACCACCAAAAGAAAACTATATGACACCCAAGATACATATAGTTCCTTCGGAGATAAGATTTATGGACGGCTCACGTATTCCGTGGGCAAACAGAGTAACAAAACTAGCAAACGATGAAGAATATAGACATACAATCGCAATGCTAGCGGCCGCCTACGCGGCAAGAGGGCACAAAGTCTTAGTTGTAAGTGACAGAGTAGGATTTCTAAAATCTTGTGCTGAACTTACAGGAGAGAAAGCGATATGCGTAACGGGAGAAGTACCACACGAAGAACGAGAAGAAATGATTGATAAAATTTTGTATGGAAAAGCAGAAGTTCTTTACGGAACACAAGCAATCTTCTCCGAAGGCATATCAGTTGATAATCTAAGCTGTCTAATCTTAGGCACTCCGATCAACAATGAACCCCTACTTACACAGCTAGTAGGTAGAGTAATTAGAAAACAAAAAGGAAAAAGGGATCCAGTTATCATTGATATTCATCTCAAAGGAAATACTGCCAGAAAACAAGCCTCAAATCGTGTAGGGTTCTATATGAAACAGGGTTGGAAGATGACATACCTTTAAAAAATAGTTCTTGACAACTTGGTAAAATTTAAGTATAATATATGCTCTTATTTGATTGGAAGAAGATTTATGATACGGCACAGGGAAATATTGTTACCTGTAATCAGATAATGTCGATGCTTATAAAGGCTGAACTGCCTAAAAATAAGTACGATCCGATTTATAAATTTTCACATAAAAACTTCGTAGGATCGTCTTTTCTGGTTCATCCAGACGTCCTCTTGTACCATTCTTATAAGTATACACAAAGAGAAATCGCAATCTACTACGCACTAGCTTCGATAAGAAACTATGGTGAGTATCTTGCGACTGGAAAAACCTCATTAGATTCGTTGCACTGTCCAACGCCTCTAACTTTAATAACAGACAACAGGCTACTCGCAGTGGATGAACAGGATATCTACTTCCGCTACGAAGAAGTCACGGAGACAATACACTAATGGCTATACAATTTAATCAACACAAGGGTTCGGCCCAAAAAACTTCCATCGAGACATTTCAGTATGTCGATGGAGAAAACAAAATGAGAATCGTAGGAGACATTCTAGCACGATATGTTTACTGGATTCAAGGTGACAATGCAAAAAATATTCCTTTGGAGTGTTTATCTTTCGATAGGAATACAGAAAAATTCAATAATTTAGAAAAAGACTGGGTACGAGAGTACTTTCCTGATCTTAAATGCGGCTGGAGTTATGCAACTCAGTGCATAGATAACGGAAAAGTCAAAGTAGTAAATCTAAAGAAGAAATTATGGGAGCAGATAATTACTGCTGCTGAAGATTTAGGAGATCCAACTAACACAGAAACTGGTTGGGATATTTGTTTTAAGAGAGTAAAGACTGGTCCTCTACCGTATAATGTAGAGTATCAACTACAAGCTCTCAAGTGTAAGCCACGTGCGCTTACAGAAGAAGAGTTAGAAGTTATCTCTGATTTGAGATCAATGGATGATGTAATGCCTCGTCCAACACCTGATGCTCAAAAAGAACTTCTTGATAAAGTAAGAAACATGGGTGATGAAACAGATGATGAAGCACTCGAACAAGAGTTTAATGTAGGATGATTTTATTTACGGCAGATTGGCACATCAAGCTAGGGCAGAAAAATGTACCAGTAAAGTGGGCTATAAACCGTTATCGTTACTTTTTCGAGCAAGTTTATGAATTAGAACCTCAATGTAATATGCACATAATTGGTGGCGATCTTTTTGATCGTCTACCAAATATGGAAGAGTTAGAGTTATACTTTTCGTTTATCCGTAAAGTTACAATTCCAACAATTATATTTGATGGAAACCATGAAGCTACAAAGAAGAACAAAACTTTCTTTACACAGCTAAAACAGGTTTCTCGAGATATAAATCCGCTTATAAATATAGTGGACATCTCTTACACTGACAGTGAATTAGGCTATGGTATATTACCTTATGCCGACTTGCATCGAAAAGGTGCGGTAGAACATTTTAACAAAAAACAACCTTTGTTTACTCATGTAAGAGGAGAGATACCTCCCCATGTAAAACCAGAAATAGATTTGGATTTATTTGAGGATTTTCCTATAGTGTTCGCAGGGGACTTACACGCACATAGTAATACACAAAGAAACATAGTATATCCAGGAAGTCCGATGACTACATCATTTCATCGAAACTTAGTAAAAACTGGATATATTCTTATAAATGAAAATGATTGGAGTTGGATGTGGGAAGAGTTTCATTTACCACAACTAATTCGTAAAACAGTAAAGAGTGAAGCTGAGATGATTCCTACAGACTTTCACCATACCATTTATGAGATAGAAGGAGATATACAAGATTTAGCCGCTGTAAAAAACTCAGAGCTGTTAGATAAAAAAGTAGTAGTACGAAAGTCAGAAACGTCTTTAATCATGGACAAAGAAATGACTATACAAGAAGAGCTAGTAGAATATTTAATGTATATCTTACAGATAAAAGAAGAAAAAATACCAGACATAATAGGAACATATAATGATTACGCTTCAAACCTTGAGATGGGATAACTGTTTTAGTTATGGTTCTGGAAATGAGTTACAGCTAAACGATAATACAGTTACACAAATTCTTGGAACAAATGGTATGGGAAAGTCTTCTATACCATTAATTATCGAAGAGGCTTTGTACAACAAAAACTCAAAAGGAATTAAAAAAGCAGATATACCAAATCGTCATGTAAATGATGGTTATAATATTTATCTATCTTTTATGAAAGATGAAGATCGTTACAACATTACGATCAACAGAAAAACAAGTATAAAAGTGAAACTAGAAAAGAATGATACTGATATTTCTAGTCACACTGCTACAAATACGTACAAGACTATACAAGAGATTCTTGGTGTAGATTTTAAAACTTTTTCACAGTTAGTATATCAGAATACAAACGCAAGTTTGCAGTTTTTAACTGCTACAGATGCAAATCGTAAGAAGTTTCTGATAGATTTATTACACTTGGAAAAGTATGTTGAGTTATTTGAATTATTTAAAGATGCTACAAGAGAGGTATCAGCAGTATCAAATGTAATAGATGGCAAACTTACAACAGTTGAAAACTGGTTAAATAATAATAAATTGAGTGATACATCTATACTACCTATGTTAAATTTACAAATTGATACATCCGAAGATGAAAAGGCTTTGCGTTCTTTAACGGTAGAAATTGAAAATATTTCGGAAAAAAATAAAAAAATCTCAAAAAATAATCAGTACAAAAATCTATTGGAAGCCATTGATATTGCAAAGATTCAGGCATCTTCAGTAAAAGAGTATAAATCCTACGATGATTTGCAAGAAGATTTAGGCTCATATAATGCAGTCGCCTCGGGTGCTCTGCAGACTATAGAAAAGTTAGAAAAATTAAGTGATGAATGCCCCACTTGTGGACAACCTATTGATATCTCAACAGAGAAACAAATGTTGGAAACTGCAAGAGATTTGGCATCAGAAGCGCAAGGAAAAGCAAATGCAATTAAACCAGTCATTGAAGAAATTAAAAGAAATAATCGTGAGTTCGAAAATAACGAAACTAATCGGAAAAATTGGGAAGATTTGTTTCGATTGTATGATCGTACTTTGCCGTCATCTTTATTGGATTTGCAGGAGCTTCGGGGTCGCTTTGAAAATGTTCAACGCAGACTACAGCAGGCAAAGACGCAACTGGCAGAACTCGCAGCAGAAAACGAGCGAAGAACCCATCAAAACACCCGAATCCAAGTAATACAAGAACAAACTGCAGATTTTCAAAGGCAGTTAGAGGAGTATAGTAAAGAACTGAAAGAAAATCAAAAACTTGAGTCGAATCTTGAGATATTGAAGAAGTCTTTTAGTACAAATGGATTGCTCGCATATAAGATAGAAAACCTTGTCGGAGAGCTAGAAGAATTGGCGAATGAGTATTTGGCTGAACTTTCTGATGGTAGATTTACACTTGAGTTTGTAGTCTCGAACGATAAATTAAATGTACAGATTACAGATAATGGCAACGTAGTAGATATTCTTGCTCTCTCTTCTGGAGAGTTGGCAAGAGTAAACACCGCTACTCTGATAGCAATACGTAAACTTATGAGTAGTATTTCAAAGTCTAAAATCAATATATTGTTTTTAGATGAAGTTATAAATGTTCTCGACGATTTAGGCAGGGAGAAACTTGTAGAAGTTCTATTAAGAGAAGATTTGAATACCTACATAGTGTCGCATGGTTGGTCACATCCTTTACTAGAAAAAATCGAAGTTGTAAAACACGAAAACATAAGTAAATTGGAATAATAAAATGAACGCAAATAGAAGAAATCAATTGTGGCATTTGGATAGCGAAAATAAAAAATCAATAATATACTGGACACACAAGTGTTATGGAGTAATGCTCTCCACTCCAGATGGAGAAGTGTGTCCCAACTGTGGAATGAGTGAGGAAGAATATGGTAGACTCAAGAGCGAAAGGTGCAAGGGGGGAATATCTAGTACGTGATATGCTTCGCAATGCAACGGGGCTTAAATTTGAAAGAGTGCCTTCCTCG